TCAATTCACGTCTGTTTTCGTTATCTTTTTCGGCTTGGTTCCCTCACCGAGGATAGGGTGAGGGATTTCGATGTTCCCGATCTGGTCTGCGACGATCCGGCTCGCCTCGATGCCGAGCCTCTTCCGGTCGACGCCTTTGGTGTAGATCTCGGCCGTCGAGATCTTGGTCCACCCGTACTGCGCCATGAGCTGATGACTGCCGGCGCCGCCTTCCGCGGCAAGAGTGGCAGAGAGTTTTCGAAGGCCGTGCGACGACTTCTTGACGCCAGCCTCGTCACACCTGTCCCTGAACCAGTTTCCGAATCCTGCGCGGGTGAAAGCCTTTCCATGGCTTGTCTCAACGAGGTGCAATCCACGACGAGGAGTTGCATCGATGACATGAAGCAGATCATCGGAGAGCTCAATCGTAACCCTGGCCCCGGTCTTGTCAGTATCGATCGACAATAGACGGCCCTGAATATGCTGCCGTCCTACCACGGACACGTCGGCGCGTCGAAGGCCGGCCAGCAGCATCAACTCCATCGCTAGCCGTTCAGCAGTGCCTACGGGATGCCGAGTCCTAAATGCTCGAACGTCGTCGACTGTCCACGGCGGGTGACCGTCTGTCCTGTAGGTCGGGAGGACGATGTCGATAGTCGGGTCTGTGGCGACAAGTCTCATTCGCCGTGCCCAGCCAAACATCCCCCTCATCACCTTCAAGAAGTTGCCGGCGAGAGCTGGCGTCTCGTGACGCTTGTCGACCCCCTCCTGAATGACGTCCTGTGTGAAAGCTGCAAGCGAGTGCCGCGAGTTCTTGTCCAGGACCTTCGCCATAATCAGACGCTGCTGTTTTTGCGTAGCGGGGCTATACCCCGCCCACTTGGCGCTCTCGCTCGTATAGCGGTCCCAGAGCCATCCCAAGGTTCCCTCGTACACCTTCGGTGCCTCGATTGGACTGCCTGTCAGAGCCGCCATATAGGCCGTCTTAAATAGCGGCTCGCTTGGGTTCGGCAGCCGAATCCGCTTCCCCTTTCCAACGCGGAAATAGAAGACCCACTTTTTATGGCGGGTCAGCTGCTTGTGGACGTGCAGGGGGAGTTTTCTAGGCATCCCCGAGTCATCACAGGCTGGGGCGCGAGTAGTCAATTCCAGCATCCTTCGAATTCTTCTGCTCGGGGAACACCGTCACCACGGCATCGCCGATCCGGATTTCCACACGGCAACCAGTTGCTTGGGCGACTTCTGCCGCCCGAAGAATGTCTTGTTTTCTGATGAGGGCAGGGGCTGACATTGCTCAGTTATCCCCGTTATTCGACTTATCCACAGGGGGAGGGTGATCACCACGCTTAGGCGTCTCGCCTAGAAGCGATCGCAGAAATAAGTAGAGCTCGTGTTCCCCATCGATCATGCATTCGCTGATGCTGTCGAACACGTTCTCGTCTTCGAGAGCGAGCGCGACTTTCGCCTGAACGTCTTCGATCGTGACGCAGGGATGTTCGACGACTGACAATTCCGCCGCCTCCTTCGCCTTCCACAGGACGTCGTTCTGAGCCTCGTCTTCGGCGTTCAGCGTGACGCCAGCACGGAAAGCCGCGTCAGCTGAAAGGTACGCCCCGATAGCGGTATGCAGCGAAAGGCTGATCATGCTGCGGCCCTCCGCTTCGATCTGACCGGTGCAGGCGCAAACTCTGGGATGAACTCGATCTCGCTGTCTTCGAGATCCGGATCGCCGTCGATCTGGTCGAGCAGATCGAGTGCGCGATCGATCCAGCGCTCCAGCTCTGCGCGGCGGAAATTGTAAATGGCGGGGCTTCGGATCATGACTGCGCCTCCAACTTGGCATAGCCTTCCTCGATCTTGTCGTTGATGCCGTTGGAGAGATCCCGAGCGATCCACAACAAGCTCTCCACCCGCGGGTCCGTCTCGCCCTGAGCGAGCCCGAACTGCAGCTCGCACATGACGTTGAGCAGGTCGTTAAGATGACCGACCGATGACCCGACCTCGGCGACAAAGTACTTGGTCATTCACCCGCCCTCCCGATTGCAGCGAAGGCGACCTCGGCAAAATCCTCACGATCATTGAAGTACGCGCGGCTATTGTTCATTCCCTGAACGATCCATCTCGACTTGATCGCCGCCTCGTCGAGGGACGTTGGTACATATTCGAGGATGGAATTTTCGAGGGCACGGACTCGGTCTGAGGAGGCTACTGCAGCTTTAAGCGCAACGGTATATCCGCAGGCATCTTCGAATTCTTTGCAGGCGGCTTCGATTGTTGCGAGCTCCGCGATCTTGCTGTCAGCCCACGCGTCCCACTTTGCTTTGCGCACGGCCATCTGCGTCGTATTTTTGGGATTGCAGAACAAGCCGACGCCAGCGTCGAAACTGCGGGATGCTTCTTCCCTGATCTTGGCCTCGCTGTAAGCAAAAATCGGTTGGAAGGTGTCATTGCCGGCGTCGTCTCTTCCGACGATGAGTTTGCCCACTTGGACACGCCGACGCGGCTTTTCCTTCATTGCCGGAAGGTCCTCGATCTCGCACGGGATGCCCCAGAGGATTTGGTCCTCTCGATAGGCTTCTTCGTAGCTGGCGATCATTGTTTGGAGCGCAATGGTCATCACGCCGTCCTCCGAGCGAGTTCAAGGCGAAGCTCAGCGTCATTGAACGCTTCGACCTGTGAGCGAACGCCTTTGAGCGTTTCCCATGCTTCGGAGAGTGTATTAAGAACGGCATTCGCGTCATCGCCATCGAACGACGGGCTGCTCAACGCCAGCCATACGGTATGGACGATGGCCTCGGCTTTGATAAGATCGCCGATCGTCCGAGCTACTTCCTTTCGCGCGGCCAGACCATCAACGATGTTCTCGGTCAGTTCGCCTAGCGATTTGAACGCAGGTGTGCTATTGGACTGCTTGTCCATTTTGACATTCCTTGTGTTGATGGGCTTAGCAGGTTCGGGGCGACGTTTGGCGACTGCAGCCCCGGCCTGCTGCTATTCTCCGGCCGAGGCCGGCATTTCCTTTTCCATTCGGTCCATACGCTCTCTGATACTGCGAACCACTTCGCTATTCATTGAGCTTCCGAATTTGTCCGACTGCCTCTCGATGAAGTCTTTGACTTCCGGGGGCAGCCGACAAAGCATTTTAGCGTGCGACTTCATAGGTTACCTCTTCGGTAAGGTTAATATGTCATAGTGCTATCATTGCCGTCAAGTTCGATATAGCACTATGACACTATAATCGTAGGGGCGACGAAAGCTGAACAATGGCGAAGAGCACGATCACCGATGAGCCGGTTTCCGAGCAGGATAAGTTTATGCTTCGACTGCCCTCTGGGATGCGTGATCGAATAAAAGCAAAGGCAGATGAAAACAGCCGCTCCATGAATGCTGAGATAGTCTCTACCCTGGAGCGCGAGTATCCTGCGCCTTCCGATGTGATGCACATTCATCTCGACAACATCCGCAGAGCTCTCGATGAGTATGAGCGGGAGACCGATCCGCGCAGACGTCTGTATCTTCAGGCGATGGTCGAAGCGATGGTCACGTCTGGCCACAGCTTTGAGATCGAGTGGGATGATGACGACTGAATTAGTCATTGGGCCTTTGCCAGTTTAAACCGGCCCTCGATGTAAGGGTGAGTGTGCAAATGCCCGGCTGAATGCACGCATTCACTGACGAAGCGCTTGAAAATTGCCGATATCTCCTTTTTCGAGAAACCGGAGTTGTGTACTCCTTCGGCATGGGGGTTGCGCACGAGGACGCGAGTAGTGGGCGCGAACGGGCTGTCACGCATGATTTTGTCGACCACCGGCGTAGACAGGCCGTAATCCTTGTTCATGCGCGTTCTGATGCGCTCGATGCCTTCACAGTCTGTCGGCATTTTCTCCAAGACGGAATGCGCCCGCTTGATGTCGGAGACCTCAGAATTGAGGGCTGCAATCTGCTCGCCCTGTTTTGCCTGCCGACGCTCGACCTCGGCCTGTAGTGTCAGCATCTGGATCAGCGTTTCAGTCGTCGTCAGCGGCCTAGTCGCCACGCTCTCTAGCTCCATCCACCGATCGACGATCCTTGCGGTGAATTCCGGGGATAGGCGAGCGACGAGGACCAGGCTATCGCGCTTGTTCAAAAGGTGCTCGGGATATTGCTGGCCGTTCTGGTCATGTACGTAGAAGGTCTCCACAGATTGTGTTACCCCCTGAGCTGACAGTTCGCGAGCAGTTCGGAGGACTTGGTCATGCCGCTTGCCAGTCAGTTCCGCAATTTCGCGGCTCGACATCGTGACGGTCGGGTTGGTGAGCATGTTCATGCGATCCTCCCTGCCGCGGGGCGGCTCTTCTTCGTGTTGCGGAACCAGTGAATCGCCAGCGCTCTCCAAAAAGGCCACTTGTGCGCGAGCTGCAGCTGCTTGGCGTCGTCGTGGTCGACCAACCATGATCCTGCGATCGCAGCGGTCAGGTTCTCCGGCGTGATGTCGTTGCAGTATTCCGGATCGGTCAGCAGTGCCTCGACCGCCTTGATCTGTGGTGCGACGACTGGCGCCATGCCGGCTTTGACCAGCACCTCCAGAATGATCCTGGCTTTCATGGCCCCGCGCTTGTCGACAAGCCCGTTGATGACGTTGATCGCGACTGTGTCGCCTGCGGTGAAGTTCTTCGTCGAGAACCTTAGAATGCGGACACCGGCCCGATCGCACACCTGGGCGACGGTCAATGCGTCCTCGTCGCCGGCCACCAGTGCCGCCTGATGCAGCTGCAGCGGCGTGACACCGAGGCGGTTCGTGTTCTGCCCGACGAATGCCGCTGCCTGCGCGGCTGTTTCCTTTGCCTCGTGGATCATTACCGGTATCTCGGTAATTTCCGGATGGCTTGCTGCTGCGATAGCCGTGTGCTGGCCGTCGAATACCTTCAGTACCGTCTGTCCATCGTGTTCCGCGTAGGAGCATGCCGGCGGTTTGAACTTGTTCCAGTCCCAAGCTTCTACGATGCGACGGATCTGCTTCAGTCCACGTTCACCGATCGACCGCTGATAGGAAGGGTCCACGAACAGAAGAGCCGGATCGACTGTCACGCAGATTGGCTCAATGTTTTCGGGATCGGCAACATCAAGGCCAACAAGGCTTACAGCAGCAATAGGGCGGAGAGGGGGAGTCCCGTGGTCAGCAACCACGGCGTCTATGGGCAGGGCAACTATTGCAGCGTCGGACATGTTCAGCTCCTTTGTTGGAGCTATATAGCCATAAGCGCTATATTACAGTCAAGTCAAGCATAGCGTAAAAAGCTATACCCCGCGATCTAGGCCGGGAATTTCATCGGGCTTTTCAGCAAACGAGCTGGCATAAAGCGCTATAACTATTGGGGAAACAGTCTCTACAATTTTATTTCGTATTGGTGGCAGCGAAGGGCGGTGAAGATCATACCGCCCTTTCTGGGCTCCAGGTGCCAGTATTCCAAGGTGGGCTATGTTGTCCTGATCCCATATCAGGCAAAGGCGCCCGATATGTTTGTCCGGTCCGTCGCTTGTGTATCCCGCTCCGATATGGTCGCCAGAATGAAACCACGGATAAAGTGCGTCATCTTCGACCACGAACCACATGGTCTCTGTATCGACAATGAAGTTGGTGCTAACCGTGAACATCCTCGTTTCCTCGTCGGGGAAGGGCTCAATTTCTGCCCCTGGCACGATACGCCCAAACAGTTGCACGGTGGCGACTGTTTTGGGCTTTGGCACCAAGTCGAACGTTCCAACGCCGAATAACTCCGCAATCTTTTCCATCCACTCGATAGTCAGTCGGGTTTTGCCTCTCTCAAGCTTGCTGATTGTGACCCAGTGGACGTCCAAGCGTTCAGCCAACTCTTGTTGTGTGAGGCCTGCTTTTTTTCGAAGTTCCGCAATGCGGTTAGAAGGAGGGTTTTGCATATAGCGATCTTTGCTTAGTTTTGCATTCTTTTCTATACCCGATATAGCTATGCGGCCTTGACGTGAATATAGCGTTTATGGCTATATCCTAAATCATGGTAAATCAAACACTCACCCCACTTCGCTGGCGACAGCTCAAAAAACTATCGATGGCAGGCGTCGCAATGATGCTTGGCATCGAGGGCAGGAACCCGGCCCGGACTTGGCAACGATACGAGAATGGGGCGTCGGAGCCTCCGCTGACGATCATCGCAAAAATGGAAATGATCAGCGAAGGAGTCGTCAACACGACTTCTTGGATGCAAGTCAGGCAGGCTCATCTGGCTCGACGGCAGGTGATGGCATGACCGTACCTCGCGACATTCCGTCCAGCCCGAAGATCATCCGTGCCGCGCAGTACCTCGCGGAGCTGCCGAAGTTCGAGAACGGTTTGCGCCGCGACCTTCGCGAAAACTTTGGGCTTGAGGCTCACCAGATCTCCGAAGCGATCGCGCTGTCCGCAAAAATGCGGGCGAACCGGAGGGCGTTTTCATGACGAGCTCCCCCGCGCGTCTCGCGCATGTGCATGCACGCGAGGCTGATCAGAAAGCCGAGGATGCTTGGCACGAGTATGCTGACCTTTCGATCCTCGCTCAGAACACACTGGCGGTTGAAGACGGTGTTGCTGCCGGCAAGGCCTGGGGTCGATTCATGGCTCTGTTCGTCGAAGCGGAAGCACCACAACCATGAACCAGCACGTCGCGCCTGTCGATATCGACAAATTCAACCTCGTCGTCGAGCTGGAGCAGGAGGTGCTGGGCGCCATTCTGGTCTCCGGCAACCACGCCGCTGTTCGCGGTACGGTGAAGGTCGAACATTTTCTTGAGCCCTTACACCGCCGCATCTTCGAAAACATCGAGATCGCTGCCGATCGCTACAAGACCGCGCGCCTCGACCTGGTCGTGAAGCTATTCACGCCGGAAGAAGCCGAGCAGTGCGCCGACCGGCTGCAGATGCCGCTCGCTGCCTACCTTGCCAAGCTGGCGGCAAACACCGTCGGCGGCGTTGCACAGCTCCCGAAGAGCATGGCGAACCTCATTCAGGAGTGGGCGAGGGTGACGGTCGGCGCGGAAGCCGAGCGTATCTCTCTGGCTGCAGCTGATCCTGGGGCCGATCCTGCCGAGTTGATCAAGGCCGCGACCCGGTCGCTGGACGATATTGCAACTGGACTGCGGGGAGGCGTCAAAGGCCGGACACGGTATTCGCTGTCGGAAGCTGCCGACGGTGCCCTCGACGAAGTTCAGGACGCCATGAAGCGGGGAAGCGGTATTACAGGCATCACCTGGGGCCTGTCCGACATCGACCATTTGACCGGCGGCATCCACCGCGGGGAAATGGTGGTGCTGGGCGCGCGGCCGGGGATGGGCAAGACTGCTGTCGGCCTGGGCGTCGGCATCAAGGCTGCCCGATCCGGTGCCGGCGTCGGTTTCATCTCGTTGGAGATGGGGTCACGCCGCCTAGCAATGCGCGCTTTGACGGATATCATCTTCGATTGGAACATCACGGTTCCGTACAACGACCTGATCACCGGGCGCGTGTCGGAACAGGATTTCGATGCGATCTGCAACGCCAAGCAGGACCTGAACCAGTTGCCTCTCTGGATCGAGGAGCAGTCTGGTCTGTCGATATCGGACCTCCGCGTCAAGTTCGATCGGATGCAGGACGTTGCGCAGCGTAGCGGGCATACGATCGACCTGCTGATCGTCGACTACCTGCAGCTCGTCGCGCCATCTGGACGATATGCCGGAAACAGGGTGGGGGAGGTCACTGAGATCTCCGCCGGCCTTCGCCAGATCGCCCGCGAGAACAATATCGCCATGGTCGCCTTGTCGCAGCTGTCACGCGGCGTCGAGAGCCGAGAGGACAAGCGGCCGATGCTTTCCGACCTGCGCGATTCTGGCTCGATCGAGCAGGACGCTGATACGGTCGCGTTCCTGTTCCGTGAAGCCTACTACCTGGGCAAAGAGAGCGGCAAGGATCCAGACGCCGACATGGAACGGCTCGACCGCCTCGAGCAAGTCAACAACAAGCTCGAATTCATCATTGCCAAGCAGCGCAGCGGCCCGACGAAGACCGTCGACCTGTTCGTCGATATCGGCTGCTCGGCGGTGCGCAACGCTGCGAGGTCATTCTGATGTCGAAGGATCAGCTGAAGGTGAAGAACTGGGAGCAGTTCCAGCACTACCGAGATCGCAACCCGCCGTGGATCAAGCTGCACTTCGCTCTGCTTGCTAGCGAAGATTGGGTGACGCTAGACGATGCTAGCAAGCTGCTAGCAGTCGTGTGCATGCTGATCGCGTCCCGCAACAATGGCATGGTGCCAAATAACCCTGCATACCTCAAGCGGGTGGCATACCTCGACAAGCTTCCAAAGCTTAAGCCGTTGATTGATTGCGGATTTCTGCAAATAGCGCATGCAGACGCTAGCGTCTTGCAAGCGGATGCTAGCGCGTTGCAAGCGGATGCTAGACCAGAGACAGAGACAGATACAGAAGATAAAGATTCTTCCTCATCGCAGCCTCCGGCAGCGAAGGGTAATGAGGCTGTTTCTCGAAGAAAAGCTCTTGAGGCAGAATTCAACGATACCTTCTGGCCCGCCTATCCACGGAAGGTCGAAAAGAAAGATGCGCTGAAGGCCTTCCAGAAAGCACGGACCGCCGCGTCGCTTGAGACAATCATGGACGGCCTGCGGGCTTTCGCTGCTGAAGTCGCGGGCAAAGAGCCGCAGTTCATTCGCCATGCCGCCAAATTCCTCAATGGCGAAAGCTGGAACAACGCTACGGAAGCCACCACCAGTTCCGTCGTCGTCGATCGCGAGCAGTGGGCCAAGCGGTTGAGGCATGCGCGGGCCCAGCAGCTATGGGCAACGAAAGACTGGGGCCCAGCGCCTGGCCTTCCCGGGTGCAAGGCCCCGGCAGATCTCCTTCAACCAAACGACGGCGCTGGATGGCGCGAATGGGAGCGAGCAGCATGACGGAGGTAAATCAACGTCTCGCCCAGCTCGTCGCGCTCTCCAAGCGCCTTGTCGAGCATGTCGAGTTCGACGTTAACGGCATTCACGGCAAGGGCGGAAACGGCGGGCTGACGTCCGACGACACGATTCGCGCTGCCGGCGAGATGCGAGTTCTAATCTCCAAGATCGAGAGGGCAGCATGACATTGCATATAGACGGAGTGTTCGCACACCAGGATCCGACCAACGGCGTTTCGATCAAGGCGTTGGTATCAGGTGCGTTCCTCAGTTCGGATAAATCCGCAGGATCAGCTGGCTCATATCTTGCGAGCAAAACTCTTCGCAAAACTGGGTCACCTGTGCGTTGGAGAAGAACCATGTCGACGCATAGAGCAGAAGCGCGATCGGTATCGCAACATCAAGTGCTATCTGCAGGACGCGTAGAAGGACTGCGACCGGGAAGCTGTGCCTATCGTCGAGATGTGTCAGCTTTTTCCAACCGAACATACGCCTCCCCTGATGGTAAGAAAATGGATTGGATGGTTCAGACCGCTAGAGCCTCAGGAGCCTTCGAAGCTCAGGCGGAGAAGGCAGGCTCGCCACCGATTGAGGGCGTGAGCCTGCCGACTACTCCTCGTCTCTCACAACTTGAAGCACGTACCTCATCTGCTGAGTCGTATGTCGTGTCAACGACGGTGTGCTCAAGCCTATCTGCAGTTTGATGCCCGCTAGGAAGGTAAACTGATGGCCAAGGTCAGACTAAAACGCCAAGACAAGCCGAGGGCTCAGAAGGCGAAGGGATTGCCAGCGCCAGGGTGCATGGTGCTGCCGGAAGACAGCCGCATGTCGACAGGTCGCATGAAGCTCGCCCCGCAGCCTGATCGCCGCCCTGCGCCGCGTGTGAAGTCGAATGAGCGTGTGTCTCGGACAGATGTCGAGCAGCGATTGCTGACAGCGATGAAGACTTTGCGAGCAGTGCCGGACCGTGAGCGGCGGTTCTTCATCGTGAAATCATCGTCGCCCGATTACGTACAGGAGTCGGTGACGGCCTATGCCGCTGTTGAGGATATCGGGCCACGCTTTCAACCGACTGCCGCAGAGGTTTCCGACTGCCTGACGGCTCTGTCATGGGTTCGCCACCTCGACCGTGCGGCCTGGCAGATTCTTTGGTGGCGTTCTTGCGAGCTATCGTTCGGGGTTATTGGGAAGTACATATCGCGCAGTGACGAGGCCGCCCGCAAGCGTTTTGAGACTTCCGTCACAGATGCCTGGATTGCAGCAAACAGCATTTAAAGTTGGTGGGTCCGCGGTAGAACGCCGCCGAACGTTCCAAGGAAACTGCGGACCAAGCCATCAGGCGCCGCGGGGCGTAGCCTTTCAACAGAACGGATCCAGGAAATGCGCACGTTGCGACGGTGAAAAAGCTCCGTAGGATCTCTTGCCTGCGGGCAACTCTTGCTGTTCTGCTGGCAGGATGAGTATCTCATCTATCCACGCACACAAATTTTTCTCCGAGGTTTCTGATCGGGGAGAAGTCTGGTCAATACGGGATGCAGGCGGTTTCCCAACCTCGACTAACGCGTCGGGTGAAACCGCTATGCCATTTTGGTCATCCGAACCCAGAGCGCGAGCAGTCGTCGAGAAGGTCTCAGCGTACCAAGGCTTTGAGCCAGTACCAATTCCGTTGATCGAATTCATTGAACGCTGGTTGCCAGGTCTCAAAGCAGACGGACTGACATGCGGATTGAACTGGTCAGGACGAGATGCGACGGGGTACGACTTTGCACCTTCCGATGTCCTTGATCGACTGAGTCCTGATTTGTAATTTCGCCGGACTAACTTCAAAGACCGTCGACGCGCTGCGAGGGTAGGTCAGTATGTTAAGCGTGCCTGGCCGCAGCCGTGGTCTCGATCAGATTCAATATCTGATGGTATCGAGCATCACTGATCCCGCGGCGCTGCTCCTTCGCAAGCGCACTCTCGTCATCGTCTAAGAGGCGGAACGTAGGCCTCGCTGAAGCATCCCTGAAAGTGATGTCGACCTCTGACCCTACTGATGACGGATAGGTGAGAAGGTCATTTGCCAAGATGCCCCGGTGCGCAGGTTCAAACGAGCCGTCATGCTCGTAAAGTTCCAGATATCTCTGGAAGGTAATCCAACTGACCTCCACCCAAACACCCCAGCCAAAATCACCAGACTGCCTCACAAATGGAACGGGCAGCAAACCGCGTATAAAGAACCGTTCACCGAACTGGCACAGATCGCTGTCGAACCGAGCCCTATCGGCTCTTTCTTGCTCAGGGATGTTCCAAACGTCATCGGGAAGTTGATAGGCTTGGTCGGTGGCAATGCCTTCGTGCTCCCTGCCACATATAGAGCATCTAAATTGTTCGCTCACACTTCCCTCACTCTTGCATCAATTCCAGCTCACGTAATGACTTTGACGACTTCAATCATGAGCCGCTGGTTTCAACGAGGGCAGTCAATTAGCGAACGGTAACTCCGTCTGCAGTTCAAGCCCGACACCTATTAGTGTTGCCCGCACCGCCTCGATGAACCGCGTCGTCAACTGGGGCGGAGGGTATTTGAACCCGATGTTAATGACTATTCTTTTTCCGACTGAGCCTGGAAACTTGCTGGCTAACTGGCCGCTTTCGACGAAGGCGATATAAGTATTAATTTTCTCTTGTAAAAAAAAGAGATGTTCCTCTTCTTCGTCCCACGGGAGGTGGTCGCTAATTGAGAGCAGATAATCACCGCTCATTCGGTCAACGTTGATAAAGTCGACAACGTCTGGGTCTTCGACAGTCATGGTGAGCTCTCGAACCGAGAAAAAAGTTGAAGGATAAAATTCCTGTTTATAGGAATATTTCCTCTTGGCATAGTTGGCATTATCGGTCATGTTGAATGAAATAATCGGTGATTTGCGCGATGTGATCACTCAGGCCGCCTCCGGGCGGCTTTTCTGTTTTATGTCGGAGTAGAGCAGTCTGGTAGCTCGCTTGGCTCATAACCAAGAGGCCGCAGGTTCAAATCCTGCCTCCGCAACCCATCTGACCATACCGGTAAGCCCTCACCATGGATGCTAAGGCGTCCAGCCATACCGGTTAGTGGCGCGCGCGGCATGTTTCAGTTCTCCGGAATTTCCGGACAGCTCAATCGGGAAGGCAGCGGAAACGCGGCAATCGTATCGAGGTATACGCCGGCCTAGGTAGTGATCCTCGAAATCCTAGGTAAGTGACGCCCATGGGTGTCACCTGATCCAGCACATGGCCGGCCTTCCCGTGCTTCTCAGATCTCGCCCAGCCCCTAGGTGCTCCGCAGGGCGAGATCTTCATTTCAGTCAGGAATGTATTGCGCGGCAATGGCATTGATCACGCCCTGCATCAGGCCGCGAGCTTCTGCACCCTCGGAACCGTCGGGCAAATCATCGATAAACCGCTCAAGTGTCTGTACCGCTTGCTCTCCAGTTAGAAGCTTTGCTTCGATCATCGCATACAAGCCCGCGCGGGCCGTCATGAACCCGGCAAGGGCGTACCCGGCAACGCCGGCGCTGGGTACGAAACGGCTGCCGCCCCGCACGATCTTTTGCACGAACTTGGCATAGAGGTCCTTGATTGGACTGTCGCCTGACTCGAGCTTTTGATATCCGCGAACAGTCAGGCCCAGTTGGCCAGCGACTTCGCTTTGAGTGAGGCCAGCGCTCTTCCGTAGGGCAATGAGTTCATCAGGGGTCATTGTGTAGGCTCCTTTGATTTGGTATCTTGGGAACCGGAGAGAGTTGCACCTCCCTCCGGCCCCCAGTTAGCGGCTAATGGTGAGTGTCAGTCGCCATTTTCCGAACCGGACTTGGATGCTGAGCTTGACGCTCATGGTTGCCTCCTAGTCCCCGAAGCTTGATTGCTTCGGTGATTATGTTTTACGAACTCAGTTCGTATTCGTCAAGCAAAAAGCGAACAGAGTTCGTATTTTATCGAAGCCGTCCAATTTCCGTTGGGCGGCTTTTCCTGTCTTTCTGCCGCTTCAATGATTCGGCGATTTTCAGCAGCAGAACCACTGCCGTCAGTAATTCATTCAGAGTTTCAAGCATTCTGGCGCGTCTCCGTTGATCGTGTCAGGGGTGAGTGGGTCGTCGTCCAGAGCAGCCCCCTATCTATAGGGAACCGTATAGGCTCTGTAACAGACGGACGTATTGTCCGGCGCGGCCCGGAAATCGTCCAGTTCTAAAGTGACCCCGCCGGTTAAGACCCAGCGGGTTTTCCGTTTCAGGAGAGAGTGATGCCCGAGCACGTCAACAGCGCGTCCGACGCCCGCACCGTCAACAACGCCGTGCGCCATACCTACCGCGTCCTGTCGGATGCCGAGAAAGCGCAGATGGAGGCCGTCAAGGATCTTGGCGCTTCGTTCATCGCGAAGCTGCATGAGATCGGCGGCACCGACGCCACCGGCGACCGGTTCGCCTCACGCGATCTGTCCCTCGCAAACATACATGCCGAGGACGCGGTAATGCGCGCCGTTCGGCACATCACGGCTTGAACCGATGGCAAGCCGCGACGTCACGATCGAAGGAAAAGAAATATTGTCGGCGGTGACGATCCATATCCGCTGGCCTCGCGCTCATGGCTTCCGGATGTGGCTCACACGCCAGATCATCGGACTAGCCGGTCTCGTGAGCCCAATAGCGATCGATGCAGACGTCAAGGCAGATAGGGACGAGAGTTCCGACGCCAGCACATGGACCCGTTATGAAGGGGACACGGCAGAAGGCGGCAAGACCGTTCTCAGCAACTATCCGGAAGGGTACATCCTTCGCCATCATGGCGAGGTGGTCTGGCGCGAGTGGGATCAAGCGTAACCGTGCTTTCTAAGCTCAAGACCATCCGCCCCCAGATATCCACCATCAAGCCACTCATAGGCAGGATGCCGGTGGACGAGAAAGCCGGGCGCGGTGACTGTCTACCAAGATGAGCGACCCGGCCTAAGCCGGGTTCTAGCTACCGAATTTTGACAGGTAAGGTGGAAGGCAGGTTAGCCTTGAGACCCACGGCGCCTGTCGGCGATGCGGTCGGTGATGATTGAAATCATCTCATCGATGTGCGTCATGAGTGCCCAGTGCTGCGGATCGGCCGGTCCGTTCGCGTCATAAACGCTTACTTGGTAGTCAAATACACCATCTGTAAGCCGCCCAACTACGTTGATTGAGAAGTCGTTCAGAGAGACAAAGACGCGTGCCGTGTCGAAGTTGAGGTGCGGGAAGTAACCATCCTCCCGATCATTATCCAGCTCTTCCATCCAGATCTTACAATCCGAAAGTTCTGGGTTGGCTTTGAGCCGTTCGTACACCGTCAGCATCCTGTAAGGAGGGCGGAATTTCATGTCGGTATTGGCCATTTGATCCTCGGTTGGTTTCGGCTTCCTAGGCTTGCGCAGGAATTAGCGGAAGGCAGTGCCCTAGATGGCGTCAAAGCTCAAAACCATCAAGCCCCTGGTCGGCACCATCAAGCCGCTGGTGGGCCGGCCAAAGGGTGAGAAGGCGAGGGATCAGCACCGCCGAGGCAATCAGCCATGGCGGGCCTGGTATAAGACCCAGCGATGGGAGCGGCTAAGGCGCAAGGCATTTGAGCGTGACGACTACACCTGCCAGCGATCGGGCGAGATCTGCGGCGGTACCGGCAACGACCCGAACACGCCGGTGGCGAACCATCGGAAACCACACCGCGGCGACCCGGCGCTCTTCTGGGACATCAACAACATCGAGACCGTGACCAAGCGCATCCACGACAGCCTGATCCAGGCGGAAGAGCGCAAGGCTGAGAGGGAGCAGTAACGGCATGCCCTCACCAGTTGGTCGCCACGATCTCACAGGCTCTACACGATACAGGACAGGCTTTCGCGGCACACTTGTCCTTCAGGTCGAGGAGAGCAAGATCGCTTACTGGAGGGGTCACCTTGTTCCTGGTGTCGAGCGGACCCCAGTCTACGAAGTGACGTGGCGTGACGCTGAAGCGAAAGACCTCAGAGTGCTTGAGTACCTGCAGCAGCGCATGGACGCCGAGGCCAACGGCACGACTGCACCAGCCCCGATCGATAGGTGACTGCCATGGCAATACCGAAGCGAGCGAAGCCCGCGTCGTCGTCACCCATCACGAGGATGGGCGCATGAAGGTGACGCTCAATGGTGAGACGATACCCGGCGTGATCGGTGCTGCTGTGGTGCAGGAAGGGCGAGACAGAGCGGTACCTCGCCTATGACGACCAGCGAAGCACGACGACCCATCGAGACCGAGGGCGAAGGCCCCTGATCGACCAACGGGGGGGGTAGGTCAGCCTGGAAACCGTCTTTCGGCCCGGACCCGCGTCCCCCGCATAGAGAGATTTTTTCCTGTTTGAGAGTTTCCAGCCGGAAACCTGAGTGGAAACCATGCCAAAAGAGAACAAGCCAATCGACTGGGATGGCATCGAGCGAGACTACCGCGCCGGTGCCATGAGCGTCCGCGATATCGCCCGCTGGTACAGCGTTTCGCACACGGCGATCAACAAGAAGGCCAAGGCCGAAAAGTGGCTGAGGGCAGAGCAGCCGAAGCATCTCGATCGACGCGAACCGGTTGAGCGGCTGGGGCGGCCAGTGGAAACCTCGCCTGATCTCACGGAAAAGGGCAAAACGCTCGCCGGACGCATGATGGACGAGCTCGACGCGGTGACTTCGCTGCACGGTGAGCTCGAGGATATGATCTGCGCCGAAGAGAGCGACAGCCGTCGTCGGCACGCACTGTTGAAAGCGATCTCGCTCGGCGAACGGGCAAAGACGCTGAAGGATATCAGCGCCACCCTCAAGACGTTCAACGAGGCTGCGGCGCCTGCCGGAAAGAAGGCGGCGCGTAAAGACGCTGCCGCGGCGTCCGCTGCCGGAAGTGGTAAATTTGCGCAGCGTCCCGGCCCGCCGAAACTGGTGGTCGACAACAAGTGAGCCTTACCTGGTCGACGGCTTGCCCGGATTGGGAAAAGAGGATTGTTTCGCAGCGGTCGCTCATCGCGTTTCGTCCTCTCTTCCCGAGCGAGGCAGACTATGCGCTGTCCGTTTTCAAGGCGCTGAAGGTCACGGACCTGCCCGGGCAACCAACGTTCGGCGAAGTGAGCGATCAGTGGGTCTTCGATTTTGTCGCGGCAATCTTCGGTTCCTACGACGCTGAGACGGGAAAACAGCTGATCACGGAATTCTTCCTGCTCATCAGCAAGAAGAACACGAAGTCTACGATCGCGGCGGCCATCATGCTGACGGCGCTGATCATCAATTGGAGACATAACGAGGAACTGTTGATCCTGGCGCCGACGATCGAGGTTGCGGCAAACAGCTTCAAGCCAGCTGCTGCGATGGTGAGGGCAGATCCAGAACTCGATGCGAACGCCGACGAAGGCGGTATGCTAGTCGTTCAGGATCATCACCGGATCATCAAACACCTTGGCAACGATGCCGTTCTGAAGGTTGTCGCCGCCGATACTGACACGGTCTCTGGCAAAAAGGCTGGCCGGATTCTGATCGATGAGCTTTGGGTCTTCGGCAAGCGCGCGAACGCGGATGCCATGCTCAGAGAAGCCACCGGCGGGTTGGTGTCGAGGCCGGAAGGATTCGTCATCACTCTGTCGACCCAGAGTGACGAACCACCGGCCGGGGTTTTTAAGGCAAAGCTGGACTATGCTCGCAACGTGCGAGACGGGGTGATTGAGAACCGGAAATTCTTGCCGGTGATCTATGAGTTTCCGCCGGAGATGATCAAAGCAAAAGCCTATGAGGAACCTGCAAACTTCTACGTGACGAACCCGAACCTTGGGCGTTCGGTCAGCCAGGAGTGGCTGCAAGACGAGATGATCAAGGAGCTTTCCGGTGATCGCACCACGCTCGCGACGTTCCTGGCGAAACACCTGAACGTCGAGATCGGAATGAACCTTCGGTCAAACCGATGGCCGGGCGCCGATCTCTGGGACAAACGAGCCCGGGACGACATCACCATCGACTACCTGATCGAGCACTGCGATGTGATCGTTCCCGGGCTGGATGGCGGCGGTTTGGACGATTTGTTCGGCCTGGCAGTCGTTGGAAGACACAAGAAGACGCGGGAATGGCTCTGCTGGGTCCACGGCTGGTGCCACAATGGCGTTTTGAAGCGCCGTCAGAAGATCGCTACCAGATTGCAGGAGTTCGAGGCCGAAGGTGAGTTGACCATCGTCGACGACGAGCTCGACGACATTTCGGAGATCGTCGGTATCATTGCCCAGATCAAGGATGCCGGCTTGCTGGCCTGCGTGGCTGTCGATCCCGCCGGCCTCGGCGAGATGGTCGAGGCTTTGGCAGAGATCGGGATCACTGAGGAAGAGGGGGTGCTGATCGGCGTTCCACAAGGCTATCAGCTCATGAACGCGATCAAGACTACCGAACGGAAACTCGCCAACGGGACCCTGCGCCACTCCGGTGCTGGCCTGATGCAGTGGTGTGTTGGCAACCTGAAGATCGAGCCGACGGCAACGGCCATCAGGGCCACCAAGCAGAATGCCGGCGATGCGAAAATCGACCTCGCCATGGCGCTTTTCAATGCGGTCACGGTCATGAGCCGAAACCCTGAGCCGAAGCGAAAGCCGCAATACCAGGTGCTGGTCGCCGGCTGATCTACACGCAACCCTACAAGAACTGGAGGTCGTCATGACTGTGACGCGCCGCGCATACTCGTCTCTCACCATCAAGGCGGTGGATGAGGAAAAACGCATCATCCGCGGCATCGCGACCACACCGGCTGTCGACCGTGTCGGTGATATTGTGGACCCGCTCGGGGTGAAGTTCACCAACCCGATGGCCTTCCTTTGGCAGCATGACGCTCACCAGCCGATCGGGACAGTCAAGTTCGACAAGCCGACCAAAGACGGCATCACCTTCGAGGCGGAGATCCCGACGATAGCCGAAGACGGCAAACTCAAGGATCGGATCGATGAAGCCTGGCAGTCGATCAAGATTGGCCTTGTGCGCGCAGTGTCGATCGGTTTTCGCGCTGTCGAATACGCCTTCCTGGACGAAGGCGGCATCCGTTTCATCAAGTCTGAAGTCTTCGAGCTCTCCGCAGTAACGATCCCGGCGCAGCCCGAAGCTATCATGACCAGCATCAAGAACATGGACGCGGCAGGTGTCGCGGTCATCAAGTCCTTCGACACGAACGCCCCTGCCGCGACTGGCATCATTGGGCGCCCTGTGAAGTCCCACCCCGGCGCTCCGGGAAAGTCTCAAAAATCCGTTAGTTTGCGCCCGAAGGAGGGCAGTGAAATGAAGACTGTAGCCGAGCAGATTGCTGCTCTTGAAGCTTCGCGTCAGGCGAAGTCCGCACGCATGTCGGAAGTCATGCAGAAGTCCATGGACGAAGGCCGTTCGACCGACGAGGCCGAACAGGAAGAGTTCGATACGCTTTCGGACGAGATCGACGCTCTCGATGGCGACCTGAAGCGGCTCCGAACCATGGAAAAGATGCAGGCCGCCGGCGCAAAGCCTGTGATCCCCAACCAGATCAAGACGGCAGCCGCAGGCACGGCAGCCCGAATGGGCGCTCCGGTCGTTATCAAGAGCGACAAAGACGAAGCGTTCGCTGGCCAGAACTACACCCGCATGGTGATTGCCAAGACGCTTGCACGCCTCGATGGCGTGTCCGCGGAAGGCATCGCCGCTCACCGCTGGGGCAAGAGCAATCCGTTGCTAGCCCAGGTCGTGAAGGCTGCGGTCGCTGGTGGCGGCACAGAGGCGGGCGAATGGGGTTCCGAACTTGCGCAGGCCGACACCCGCTACACCGGCGATTTCATCGACTATCTCTATGCCCAGACCGTGTTCGACCGCCTGCCGCTTCGTGAAGTGCCGGCAAACGTCCACATCAAGGGCCAGGATGGCGCCGCAAGCGCTTACTGGGTAGGCCAGTCGAAGTCGATCCCGGTCACCAAGGCCGATTTCTTCGACGTGCAGCTCTCCGCTCTCAAGGTCGCGGCGATCGCTGTCATTTCGAAGGAACTGCTGCGAGACAGCTCGCCCTCGGCTGAACTGCTGGTGCGTGACGCACTTGTTCAGGCCTCTGCCCAGCGTGTTGACCAGACGTTCCTATCCGCTGCTGCAGCCGTTCCGAATGTCTCCCCAGCTGGCATCCTGAACGGGGTAACGGCAGGGACGAGTGCCGGCAGCGACGTCGACGGTGTGATCACCGACGTTAAGGCCCTCTATGCCGGCTTCATCGCAGCCAACAACGCAGATGGCCTTGAGTTCGTGACGACCCAGTCGCTCGCCAAGTCCCTCGGCTTGATCCAGAACGTGATGGGCAACTGGGCATTCCCAGGGCTCTCGGCAAACGGCGGAACGCTCCTCGGTGATAAGGTCACCGCTGGCGGCAACGTCGGCGCTGGCGATCTGATCCTCCTGCGTCCGTCCGACATCTACAAGATCGGCGACCGCGGTGTGGAAGTCTCGCTTTCCACCGAAGCCGCCATCCAGATGGATGATGCACCGAACGGCGCCAGCGATACGCCGACATCGCACACGGGCGTCGTCTCCATGTTCCAGACGGAGTCGGTAGCGATCAAGGTCGTTCGTCCGCTCAACTTTGCTAAACGCCGCGCCTCTGCGGTCGCCTACATCGGCGATGCAGACTACGGCACCGTTTCGGGCGGTTGATCCAAGACAGGCGGTGGGGTTTCAGCCCCGCCGCCATTTTTTTGAACGGAGGTTCCCATGGACATGATTGCAAAACGCCCGATGACCTATGCGACCCGCCGCCTGCAGGCAGGTGACGCTTTCAGCGCGTCCAACGCGAACGGCCGAGTGTTGGCGGCAATCGGGAAAGCTGAGATCGTCAGCGGACCGACCGACGCCGGTGGAAGCGATGCAGAAAAACTCTCGGATCTGCGCGCTCAGTATCAGCAGAAATTCGACAAGAAGGCCTACCACGGCTGGGATGCGGCCACGCTGACCCAGAAGCTTGCTGAGGCGAAGGACTGATCGGATGCGGCTTCCCCGCCTGTTCACACGCACGAAGGCAGCGCGGTCCGCCTTGTCGGCTCCTATCCATGGTCGAGGCGGCTGGTGGCGTATTCTGGAGTCATATCCTGGCGCATGGCAGCAGAACGTCGAAGTGAAGTATGACAGCGTCCTGTCCAATCACGCTGACTTCGCCTGCCGCACGCTGATCGCCTCCGACATCGCAAAGCTGCGTATCAAGCTAGTGCAGCGCGATGATAACGGCATCTGGTCCGAGGTGACTAATGCCGCCTATTCGCCAGTACTGCGCAAGCCGAACCATTTCCAGAACAGGATCCAGTTCATGGAAAGCTGGATCCTGTCAAAGCTCCAGCGCGGCAATACCTACGTGCTCAAGACGCGCGACGAACGCGGCGTTGTCGTCAAGCTATTTGTCCTCGACCCTGGCCTTGTCACCCCGCTGGTGTCGGACAGTGGCGACGTATTCTACCAGCTGAACACTGATCAGCTCGCCGGCATCTCCGAAGGCGTAATTGTTCCCGCGAAAGAAATCATCCACGACCGGTTCAACTGCTTCTATCACCCGCTGGTGGGCCTCTCGCCAATTTTCGCCGGTGGCTTGGCGGCCATGCAGGGTCTCGCGATCCAGAACGACAGCGCGCTGTTCTTCCAAAACGGTGCAACACCTGGCGGTGTGCTGACGGCACCAGGTGCGATCGAAGACGAGACGGCCGCTCGCATCAAGGATTACTGGGACACGAACTTCACCGGTGAAAATTCCGGCAAGGTAGCCGTTCTTGGCGACGGCCTGAAATACGATCCGATGAAGGCCAAGGCAGTCGACGCCCAGCTCATTGAGCAGCTCAAGTGGTCGGCGGAAGTTGTCTGCTCGACCTACCACGTCCCGCCCTACAAGATCGGTGTTGGTGTGATGCCGACGAACAACAACGTGCAGGCATTGAACGTCGAATATTACTCGCAGTGCCTTCAGGTGCTAATCGAGGCCGCCGAGCTTTGTCTCGACGAAGGTTTGCAGATGAAAGACGGTGTCGGCACCGAGTTCGATACCGACAACCTCCTGCGCATGGACAGCGTCACGCAGATGGAAGTGCTCGATAAGTCCAAGGGCATCATGTCTCCGAACGAACAGCGCAAGAAGCTCGACCTCAAACCTGCCGCCGGCGGCGACAGCCCGATGCTTCAGCAGCAGAACTTCAGCCTTGAGGCTCTCGCCAAGCGGGATTCCCAGGAAGATCCGTTCGGGACCGCTGCGAAAGAACCGGCCGAACCTCCTGCCGAACCCGAAGATGATGCTGCTCTTGCAGCGGCGCAACAGCGTGCGGCGACGGCTGAACTGCTGCTGTCATTTCAGAAAGGCATGTCGGCATGATCGACGCAAAAGCCATCGGCTCGGAACTGGCCGCCGTCGTTAAGGCGCAGCTGAAGCCGATTCTCACTCGTCTCGAAGACCTTGAGAAACGTTTCGAAAGCATCCCGGCACCTGTTGACCTTTCAGCAGACCTCTCGGCGCTGAAGGCTGCGGTCGAAGCGATCGAGCCGCCAATTATTCCGGCTCTGCCGGAGCTCCCGGACATTGCTGCGCTAGTCGATACGGCTGTCGCGGCCGCAGTCGCAGCGCTGCCAACTCCGGTCGACCTTTCCGAGGAGTTGAGCGCCCTCAAGGCAGTGTTCAACGCGATCGAGCCTCCAATTACGCTACCACCGCAGGAGCTTCCGGACATTGAGGCGATGATCAGGACAGCAGTCGAAGCTGCGGTCGCCGCCATACCACAGCCCGAGAAAGCAATTGGACTTGCCGGCGCTTTGATCGACCGGAGCGGCGAGTTGGTTGTCACGCTTTCAAATGGCGAAGTGCAAAGGCTCGGCTTGGTGGTCGGTAAGGACGGCGACGACGGAAAGCCCGGTCGCGATGGCTTCAACCTCGAGAACTTCGACGCGAAGGTTATGGATGACGGCCGGACGGTACTGCTGTCGTTCATCGGCAAGGATCTCGATTACAGCGTTGAACTCGGCTTCCCGGTCATGATTTACCGCGGCGTCTTCACCGAGGGCTCTTACAGCAAGGGTGACACGGTCACTTCGGGCGGCTCTCTGTGGCACTGCGAAGCCGAAAAGACCGAACAGAAGCCCGGCGACGGCTCGAAGGACTGGACGCTCTGCGCCAAGAAGGGCAGGGACGGCAAAGACGGCGTCGTGAAGGATGCTAAGCCTCAACAGCCGGTTCGCGTTGGCGTTCCAGCCAAGGGGGAATGACATGGCCCTCGTCACACTCGCTCAAGTCAATCTCGCGCTGCGCCTCGACCTCATCGATGGCGACGAGCGCGTGCCAGATATCGAGCTCAAGATCCGGCAGGCAGAAGACGCTGTCGTCGATTATCTAAAAAGGCCGGCGCACGGCTGGACGGATGAGACTGTGCCAGGTCGCGTCTCTGCGGCCGTGATGCTGGTCGTTCAAAGCCTCCTCGACGAGGCGAACACCGGCGGCCTTTTGCCTGGCCTCGGTACCGGTGATCCGAAAAACCCTGTTGTGGCGCTGCTGTACCGGCTACGCGACCCAGCCCTTGCTTGAAAAGGAGAACGCAATGCGCGTGAAGTTCACTGACAATTTTGACTACAAGCCGACATCGCAGTCCACGATCGGCTATCTCGCAGGCATGGAAGAGACCGTGAAGCGTGAGTGCGGCGAAGCTGCGATTGCTGCTGGCAAGGCCGAAGAACTGACAGAGGCGGGCGGCAAGCCTTCCGGCAAGTCGTCCACGGACGCTTCGGCCGATGGCACTAAGTAACCCGCCGACAGCGCAGGAGCTCGATCGACGAGTTGCTTTCGCCAAGCGTGCCAAGTTCAATGATGGCCTCGGCAACACTGAAGGGCGATTTGAAGATCAGTTTTCGCTCTGGGCCGCCTTCCGTTCCCGCGGTGGAAACGAGGCGGTCGTCGCCGCTCGGCTTGAAGGGCGTAACACGCTGGGCGTCTACCTCCGTTCATCTCCCCAGTCTCGGCAGATCGAAAGCGACTGGCAGATGACCGACAAGAGAACTGGCCGTAAGTACGCGGTCAAGATCGCCGATGCTGTGACGGATAGAGACTGGGTCTATGTCGAGGTTCAGACCGGGGGCGCTGCATGAGTGCCGGCAAAGTTCTCTGGGCCGCAATTCTTGGCGCCCTCAACCAAAACGAGGCTTTGGCGGCGTTGGTGGACGGCATCCATGACAAGGCGCCAAAAGACCCTTGGGGCACGAAGCAAATTCACATAAGCCGGGGCCCGTTCACCGGCTCCTCGGAAGATGCCGATTGCATCATCGGGCAAGAAATCACCGCGCAGATCGATATATGGTCTCGCGAGCCAAACCGGTGGTCAGTCGACAATGTCATTGCCCAGGTCCGCAAGTCGCTGCACGAGGCCTACCTTCCTCTGAGCGAGGGCGCTCTAGCGGCGATAGAGGTTCGCTTGTGGCGAGTGACTGACGATCCGGATCAGACGCAGCAGCATGGGGTCGTTCAGGTCCTGGCGCTCGTTGAGGAGAGCGAAGAGACGTGACTGTCAAGATCGACGGTCTGAGCAGCCTTCAGAAGAAGCTCGCTCGGATGCCGCTCAATGTTAAGCAGCGCATTCGCGAAGCGATGGAAGCGGCGGCTGACGATATCGTCAACCTCGCCAAATCTCTAGCGCCATCAGACAGCGGCAAACTGCGCGACAGCATCGGTTGGACTTACGGCGAAGCGCCGAAAGGGTCGATCAAAATCGCCAACGTCAAAACGAAAACGGGCGAACTGACTATCACGATTTATGCCGGGAACAGCGAGGCGTTCTACGCGCGCTGGGTTGAGTTCGGCACGTCGTCTCATGCCGCCGGCGGCAAGTTCACAGGATCGACTATCCCGTCGATACCCGCCCAGCCATTCTTTTATGTGAGCTTCCGAGCGCTTCGTCGAAGCGCAAAGAGCCGCATCAACAGATCGATCAACAAGGCCGCCAAAGAAGTGGCGTCAGGTCGATAGTCACGACCGTGCGGTTCGCCGCTCTTCCCTGCCATAAAGGAGAAACACCATGGCACCTCCCATCACCGCGCGTTTTGGAAAATTCCGGGTTCTGCTCGGCAACAGCGCTGTTCCCATTGTCTACGCAGCTCCCTGCGGCTTCACGTCGAAGTCGCTTGCGCTGAACAAATCCCTTTCGGAAGTCGCTATTCCTGATTGCGACGATCCCGACGCGCCTATCAATCTCGGTCGCGATGTCGAAAACATTTCAGCGTCCGTATCGGGCGAGGGCGTGCTTGCCGCATCAGCCGTGATCACATGGCTCGCGGCATACGATAAAACGGACTCGGTCCCCGTTAAGGTAGAGATTGAGTTTTCGACGGGCGTCGTGACCTGGACTGGCAAGATGCACTTCGAGTCCCTCGAACTCGGCGTTGAAATCGGCAACCGAGTAACAATCTCCGTCTCGATGCAGTCCGACGGTCCGCTCGTCCGCACGACGACGATCCCCGTATGAGCCGGGACGCTTCGATAACGCTTACATGGGCCGACGGCGATTTCAAATTTCGCCTCGGATGGGGCGAGCTGGAAGAGCTGCAGGAAAAGACCGACGCGGGACCATACGTGGTCCTGCAACGGCTCCACAACGGGACATGGCGCGTCCAGGACATTTCGAACGTACTCCGTATGGGGCTCGTTGGCGGGGGCATGGCCCCAGACAAGGCAATACAGAAGGTTCGCTTCTACGTTGAGCAACGGCCTCCGATGGAGAGCGTCCATCATGCCCTGGCGGTTCTATCCGCTGCTCTGATGGGGGCACCAGATGAAAAGCCGGGGGAGCCCGAAGCGCCAAAGCGGAAGAGGGGGAAAAGGTCGACAACCTCCCGAACGGCAAAATCCGGTTTGGCGCCATCTACGGAACAGGTGCTGCGATCGGATACTCACCTCAACAGGTGAGGGCGATGTCGATGTGGCAGTACATGGCTGCTATCGATGGCTACGTCCAGGCGAACACGGCCGACGACGGGAAACTTTCAAGCTCCGAAGTCGACGACGTTTGGCAGTGGATGCAGGAGAAGGATGCAGTATCCCCTGCATAGGCGCTACTAGCCGCCCATAAGGCTATCTGGAAGGCAGGTTATCGATCCTTTGCCTGCCTTTTCGTTATAGCTGCCGAGTGCTTCAGCGACTGCTTTCAATTCTTTTTTCCGAACTTCGCAATCTGCCTTCGAAAGCCCTTTGGCAGATACCCGTTCATGGTTCCCGATCGCATGTACCAAGCTGTACGTCTCGGCGGCAGCGGCCTCTGAGACGTGGGCAGCACTTCCTGTCGCTATAGCCACGTGTAGCGCTACCTGACGCCAGTTCCGATGAAACATTTGAGCAATCCTTATTCCTAGCGGTACGTCTCCGCTCTCAAACGTATGAGAACCAACGCATGGCCGCAACCGACCTTGAACGTCTGGTGGTGCAGCTCTCGGCTGACATCAAAAAGTACGAGAACGCCATGAGCCGGGCGCAGGGCGTGACAAACCGCCGCCTTGGCGCCATGCAAAAGCAAGCCACCACAAGCAGTCGGGCAATCGCTGCTTCGTTTGCTCGTACTGGGGCCCAAATCGCTGGCGCGTTTCTGGCTTCTGAAGTCATTCGCAGTGCGGTCACATTGTCTGATGCAGCGACACGCATCGACAACTCCCTCAAGGTGGCAGGTCTGTCTGGCGAAGAGCTCAAGCGGGTGTACCAGCGACTCAGCAAAGCAGCCGTAGAGAACGGGGCGCCAATCGAGACGCTTGCAGCATTGTACGGGAAAGCTGCCCAAAATCAGAAGGAACTTGGTGTCACAACTGATGAACTGATTGGGTTCACCAACAACGTGGCTCTCGCTCTCCGCGTAGCAGGAACAGACGCAGCGTCTGCCAGTGGCGCTCTCTTGCAGCTTGGGCAGGCGCTTGGCGCAGGCAAGGTGCAGGCAGAAGAGTTCAACTCCATCCTTGAAGGGGCGCCGACGATAGCTCAGGCGGTGGCGGCCGGGTTGAAGGAGGCAGGCGGCTCAGTTTCCCGGCTGAAGGGCCTTGTTGTTGACGGGAAAATCTCGTCCGAAGCGTTCTTCCGTGCTTTCGAAGCAGGCGCACCTGTCCTTCAGGAGAAGGTCAAGGGTTCGGTATTCACCATCGAGCAGGCATCCGAGAACATGAAGTCGGCCTTGATCGACCTGGTTAAGGAGTTCAACAACTCGACGGGAGCGAGCGAGAACTTTGCAAACGGTATCAATTCGGCGGCCAAAGTCGTCGCCGATTTCGACGTAGCAAGCCTTATCAATAAGCTTCGTAGTGGGCGTGCCGAACTCGAAAACTTTTTTGCCGGCATCAAATTACCAGATAGCCTCAGCCAGATGTTTGGGATTTCCGACACTCAGGGGAATGTTCTGAACCCTGCCGTTGGGGAGGCGCAAACAAAGATAGCGGGCCTTGAGCGAGAGCTCGAATTGCTTCAGCAGCGTCTCGGTGTGAATACCGAGCTGGGTTTTGGCAACACGGAAGCTCTGGCCCGCATTCAAGAGGTGCAGGCCCAACTGACCAAGCTGCGTGCTCAGGCTGCAAACCTGCCCGCATTTATTGACGGATACCGAATTGGTGAGAATGGTTTCGAGGCCGTGCCGGGTGGGTCTGACGCTGGCACGAACGGACAAATGGGCGGGTCCGGTCGGCGCGGCGGTGCAAGGCGCCGTGCCGCCGAGGTCAAGCCCGTTTCGGTGAACGACTTCAAGCCTCCTGTCGGTAGAGGCGGCGGCGGCTCGAAAGCTAAATCGGCCAAAGAGGATGATTACGCCCGCGAGACCAAGCAGATCCAAGAGCGTACCAAGGCGCTTGCTGCTGAGACGACCGCGCAGAGCATGGTCAACCCGCTGATCAACGACTATGGCTTCGCGATCGAGAAGGCGCGATCAAAGCAGGAACTACTTACAGCGGCCCAAGAAGCCGGCAAGAAGGTCACACCGGAACTCGCGAAAGAGATTGAGAACCTTTCGACGTCATACGCCCTGGCAGTGGTCGAGTCCGAACGGCTCGCGGAAAAGCAGGACGAAATCCGCCAGCGTGCAGAAGACGCTTTGTCGACCGCCAAGGATGTCACTCGTGGCATCATCGACGGCTTCACGGAAGGCGCCGAGGCCGGCGACATCCTGGTGTCCAGCCTCAAGAAGATCGGCGACGCGTTGATCAACGATGTCCTCGACAGTCTCTTCAAGGTCAACAACGCGGGTGGCGGAAGCGGTGGGTTCCTCTCCGGGCTGTTCGGTCTCTTCGGCGGTGGCGGAAGCGGCTTCAAAGCAAACACAACACTTGGCGCTGTGCTCGGCGCTGTACCCGGGTTCGCAAAAGGTACGAACTTCGCCCCTGGTGGCCTTGCCGTTGTCGGTGAGAAGGGGCCGGAGCTTGTCAACCTTCCACGAGGCGCACAGGTGATCCCGAAGATCCCGAAAGCGATGGGCGGAGCTGGCGTCACAGTGTCGATGCCGATCCAGATCGACGCAACAGGTGCCGACAGTGCTGGCCTCGCTCGGGTCGAGCGGCAGATCGCGCAGCTGAAGGCTGATCTACCGGCGCAGGTCGTTGCCTCGGTGAAGAACGCGCAGAAGAGGCGTACGATCTAATGGCGATCACCTTTCCCCGCGAGATCCCCGCTGTCGATTACGTCACGGCTGCCCTCGTTCTCCGGGATGGCGTGAAGGCGTCACCATCCGGCGCCCGACTGATCAACTATTCGCAGACGACAGATCCGGCATGGGAGGCAACTCTCGTTACAAAGTCCCTGCGCGCGAGCAGCTACGCCGAAGTCGAGGCCTGGTGGCTTTCGCTGCGGGATGGCCTTCGCCGCGTCCTCTTCCGCCATCCACACTTCTACTACCCAAAGAACCACGTCGCAAACCAGGTGCCTGCCGACGATCCCGGCAACCTGGTATCTGTGGCGAGCGGCAATATCCTGACGGTCAACAGCGTGGCGACGGCGTTGTCACTCAGCATCGGTGACCGCATAGGGCTCGAACGTGCCGGCCGCTATCACATTGGCCGTGTGACCGAGTTCTCAGGAACCGGTACGACCCGCACCATTACGATAGACCCGCCGCCTTTCTCTGTCGTTGCCCAGGCGACGGCTGTCGTTCGTTTTGCAAAGCCGGCACTCGTGATGCGTCCTGTGCCAGGCAGCTGGGACGTACAGCAGAGCAACGGGCGTTACACGGTGTCGTTTCGACTGGTGGAAGCACAGTAAAACTTAGAGGTTCCCACACCGGACCATCTTTTTTGGAGATAGACATGAATAGCCCGTTCTCTTTCGAGCTCTCACGCGACGGATCTAAAGGCTTCTCTCGGCTTTCCGTTGCAAAAATCGATCCTTTGCCATCGCTGCAACACCCTCCACAATTGACCGAGCCACTTGAGAAATCTCTACAGGTCGCTCTGCAGCGCCTTCGGCTTTGGTGTCGCTTATCTCCGTAACACAGGCATTCCTGAATTCTTCAATGAACTGGCTACCGCCTGCACCCTTGAGGCTAGCGAGCTCCAGCAGAAGCCTTTGAATCATGATGAGCTTTGCATGCTCCATGGCGTTATAACGTGTCTCGAATTCCATGCATTCCTCCTGCGCTTGGCGCTCGAAAGGAAGCACGGCAGAAACCGCGAGTCGAGTCCTGCAACAGGAACCCTCTATGGCTCTTTCCACCGAAGTCAAAGCGCTCTACGACGAGGGGCGCATCTCGACGCGACAGATGATCCGCTTTCTCTTCGGAAGCGGCGCCTACGGCTTTATCGCCCGGACCGACGAGTTCGAGTATGCCGGGTTGATCTATAAGCCGTTCGGCCTGATTGAGGTCTCCGACATCAATGGCGGGATGGGTACGACGGCCGATGGCAGTTTCACCCTCACGCTGGCCGAGAGCCCTAACGACGGTCTGACGCCTGCGGTCCTCATGCAGATCGAGAACGAGGATTATCGAGATCGTCCGGTCACGGTCATGGATGCTCACTTCCATCCCGATACCGGAGCCTTGCTGCAGGTTGAGATCGTCGCTCGCGGCTACCTCGATGTCATCAGCCATGAGATGGACCCGGAGACGGGCTTCAAGCTGACGGCTCAATGCGAAGGTCGCCAGCTCGACTATAGCCGCAAGAACGGCCGATACCGCAATGTTGCCGATCAGAGGCGCCGTTCTTCGACCGACAAGTTCTTCGAGCACGCTGCAAAGGCCGGGCGCGAAGAAGTGTTCTGGGGCCGAAAAGCCGGAAAGACCTGACATGACCAGACATCCTGATTGGGAAAGTCGCCTCAACGACGTTGTGGCGAAACACCAAGCCATGCCCGGAGAGTGGGGCAGGTCTGATTGCTGGATTATGGCAATGGACGCGATCGAGGCCGTCTCGGGCGAGCGGATCTTTGCGAACCTGCAGAACTATTCGACGGAAGCCGAAGGCTACAAGGTGTTCCGCAAGGCGGGCTTCAAGCTGACCGTCGAGGAGGCTCTTGCCGAGGCCTTGGGCGAGCCTTTCGCGCCGGTTCTCGCTCACCGTGGCGATGTCGGTGTGATCGAGCGTGAGGGCGGCGTTTCCTGCGGCGTATTCACCTCGATCGGCTTCGCCGTTCGGACTATCTACGGGCACGTCGAGCGTCAAGCCCGCAAGCGGGTCGAAGTCACGACTGGCTATGACCTGCAATTCCTGCCGATCTCGGCTGTCGCGCGCGCATACAAGGTTCGATAAATGCCATTCATCTCTGCAGTCGTTGGCGCGATCGGCGGCATCATTGGGCTGGGCTCGGTTGGCGTTAGCCTGGCGTCGGCCGCGATCGGTATTGGCCTCAATTTCGTGGCGGCCAAGATCCAGGCGAGCCGGGCGAAGAAAGCCAGCAAGCAGGCAAGCGGAACGCAGTTCGATAAGGAGTATGGCGAGAACGTCAGCCGCAAGGTTCCGTGCGGCCTCGTCGGGCTTGCCGGTCATGACTGCTACGTCAACACCTACGGCACGTCCAACAAGTATCTAGAGCAGATCTATGTCCTGTCGGACTTTCCCTGCGATGGACTTTCCAAAATCTGGGCAGGCGGCAAGCAGCTCAAGTTGCTGTCCACGGATAATAAGAACTACACGGTCGACGGTGGCGACTACGAAGGCCGTATGTCCTTTGTGTTCTACGACGGAACGCAAACGGCAGCAGACCAGGGCCTCGTTACCAACAGCAACCCGGTGGACAGATGGAAGTCTGTCAACGTCGGTAGCGGTATCTGCTATCTGATCGTCCGGCTGACTTACGACCAGGAGAAGCTTGCTCAGTTCCCGGAGTTCTTCTTCGAGATCCGCGGCGCTCGCCTCTACGACTTCCGCAGGGATAGCTCGATCGGTGGCTCAGGGGCGCATCGCTTCGGGCAGTATGGTACCTACGAGTTCTCCGAAAACCCGATCGTGCAGGACTACAACTACCGTCGCGGCTTCTCGTGGAATGGCGACCTTTTTCTCGGCATGGATATGGCCGAGGCGGATCTGCCCTTCGACCGCTATGTGGTGGCCGCAAATCTCTGCGACGAGATCGTCGACGGTGAGCCACGCTATCGCTGCTCGATCATCTTCGACGCCGACGTCGACCATGGCGACAATATCGACGCGGTCATGACCTCTTGCGGCGGAATTGTCGTTGACGGTGTCGAAGGCTCGTGGCCGATCATCGGGTCGGTGCAGCCGATCGTCGAGACGTTCACTGACGACGACCTGATCACGACAGAGCCGGTCAGTTTCCAGCGCCGGCGCTCGATGGCCGAACTCACGAACTCGGTCTCAGGAACGTATCTCGATCCGGGCAACCTCTGGTCGCCGGTCGGCTACGATCAGCAAAGCAACCCGACGCAGGTCTCGCTCGACCGGCGCACGCGTGACGTTCAGATCAACTTTGACACTGTCCGTAGCAAGCGCCAGGCAAACCAGCTGGCGTCGATCTACTACAACGAGAACCGTTATGAGGCGACAGCCGATATCGTGCTGCGACCGCGCTTCCAGACGGTCAAGGTCGGAGACTGGGTCCGTTGGAACTCGGCGCGCTACGGCGACCGCGTCTACATCGTCCGTTCGCGATCGATCCGCGCCCTGACCAGCGACGGGCCGCGCAATGTCGTTCTGTCTCTGCAGGAGCGTGATGCCGCGATCTATGCGAAGGCGGGCCTTGTCGCGCCTGTCGTGCCGATCCCGAATGGTGATCCTGTCTACCTGAACGAGCTTCAGGACTGGGCAATAATCGCCGTGGTGGCGACGGGTGCTGATGGCAGGTCGTATCCTGCTTTCCGCCTTTCCTGGTCCCCGATCGACGACGTCACGGTGCAGGCTGTTGTCTTCGAGTGGTGGGTTGATGGGGCGCCGCAGAACAAGTTTCGCCGTCGTGTCGAGGCTGATGAAACCATCGCCCTCGTCCAGGAAGGCATTCTCAGCGTTACCGACTACAAGTTCCGTCACAAGCTTGTAGCCGATCGGGCGACGAGCTGGGTCGGACCGGTCTCGGCGACGTCTATCGAGGGCGGCAGTAGCTTCCTCGTCGATCTCGAAAACCTGTCTGAAGACATCCAGCAGAAGCTTGCAGAATTGCAGGACTGGATCGACGACGGGTTGAAAGACACCGTCGACGAGACAGTCGTCAATCTGTCGAAAGAGATCGACGGTCGCGTTGCGGGTGCGATCGAAAGCGCCACGCGATACCGTTCGATCGTCAGCGAGATAGCGGCGATCCGCGATTTTACTGCAGAGCAGGATTTTGCCAACTACCGCGACAAGGAGCAGCTCCGGCAGACGCTCACGGTCCGGCTAGAAGGCGGCTTCGCAACCTTTGACGAGCGCATCACGACAGCGGTCTCGGCGACCTCGGCAGTTGCGCAGCGTGTCACCACACTCGAAGTCGGTTCTGGCAATCTGGCGGCGCAGATCACCCAGATAGAACAAGCCAGCATCGTCGGCGATCTCGCGCTCGCGCAGCAGATCTCTTTGCTGTCGGCCGGCACTGACAACCAGTTCGACCCGGTCAATCTCTGGGACTTCGAAACCGACGTTTCAGGCTGGACTGGGAATGGCGCGCCGACGGTAGCGTCTGGCTTCCTGCGTCCGGCGAATGTCGCGAACGACCCTTACGTCGCGTCTCCGACGATCGAGGTGATGGCGTCGAAGTACCGACAGGTGCGGCTGCGCGTCCGCAAGTTCGGTTCTCCCGTATGGGAAGGCTATTGCTGGTGGAAGACGTCCACCGACACGACGTGGGACACCGCCCGTCGCACTGTGGTAGCCGCACCAAACTTCGACGCAAATGGCATCGGGCTCATCACCTTTAACCCGGAGTGGTCCGGATCGATCGCCCAGATCCGTATCGACCTTTCGACCGCCCAGACCGCAACCGACTACTTCACCATCGACTGGATCTCGGTCGGCGCGCCATCGCCCGGGGCGTCCCGCGCCGAGCTGGCTGCTGAGCGCCTTGCCCGGATCACCGACGACGACGCGCTTGCAAGCGATATCGTCGCGCTCGATGCTGCGTTCAATGATCCGGCCACTGGCCTCGGCGCCGTTGCGTCCGGCGTCACGGCGTTGGAGGGACGCGTCACCAGCATAGACGGCCTGCTGACTGCCCAGGGTTCATCGCTTGCGGCCCTCTCGGTCTCGCTCGATGGCAAGGCCGGTCTCGATGTCGTCAACGCGTTGTCGGCTGAAGTCGCAGCGATTGGCGGCGGCGGGCTGACTGCGCAAGGAAGCGATATCCGCGCGATCCGCAACAGCATCTGGCCGATCGCTAGCGAGACGCTCGATCAGGACTTTGCAAACTTCCTCGGCAAGATGGACAGCCTCAAGGTTACGGCCAACGCGGCTGACACTCTTGATACCCGGATCACGCTGACGAACGACAGCATCGAAATCGTGTCGCGTGCGGTGACGCAGGTTCAGTCGATTTTGCCGGGGCTCGCAAGTTCTACCGCCCTGACTGCGCTGTCGACGCGTGTCACGGCAGCAGAAGGCAACATCTCGACGTCGTCAGGTTCGATCACTTCGCTGCGGAGCGACCTCGGAAGCCTTGAAGGTGTGGTGGGAACGAAGGCCAGTGCAACAGCGCTCACGGCGCTGACAACTCGGGTGAGCAGCGCTGAGGGACAGATCTCTTCCATCTCCGACAGCGTCACGAAGGTCACGTCTCGGGTCGATGATGTTTCTGCTGATGCTACCTTCCGGATGACGACAGCAGTTGGACCTAGTGGGTTTGCTCGCATTGCAGCGCAGGCTCGCGCCTCAACTGGTGATAGCTTCCGTACTGCCGGCTGGTTCATGGACGTCCCGACAGACCCCTCGCAGCCGACCCAGTTTCTTGTCACGGCCGACAGGTTTGCGATCCTGAACGGGAGTTCGAAAAAGCAGCCTTTCGTCTTTGAGGGCGGCGAGTTGGTGCTGGCGATTGCTAACATCGGCCTGATCACTGCCGGCACCATCGAGATCGGGAAAACCCGCATCGACAGCAATGGGATCACGGTGAGCTCATGACGAAAATGTTCATCGGAACCGACAGCACGGGCGCCGGCTGCGTGAAGATCACGAAGGGCAATATCAACCCGTACAACGAACCTGACGCGAACACGTCCTCGTTCTACTACAATTCCAAAGTGGCGGCCGACGTAAAGCTGGCCGCCACTGACAGCCAGCCCTTTGTGAACGGGCGGGCCTACCTGCCGTCCGGCACCAACATCAACTCGTACAAAAAGGCCTACGACAAGAACTCCTTGAACGGCGCGTTCCTGATCGCGATGAGGAACACGAACTTCCCTGATCTTCCTTACTCACTGCCATTGTTCGATATCAAGACGCGGCGACTTTCCAACGATCGGTATATCGAAATCTCTCGTGTCAGGCGTGACGGCTCTGACGACAATCGAGGGCAGAGAACCAGCTACTTCGAAACCTTCGACCGCGGCACAAGCATGTGGTTTGAGAACCGGCCACAGACGAACGCGGCGGCAGAGCAATGGGTCGGCGCTGTTGGCAACGGCATCCTGTATTATGGCGATCGGTATGCATCGACGGACGCGAACCAGTTCGAGAAAGGGCTGATCGTTTGGCGTCTCCCCGGCGACAACACGCCTATCCTGGATGGAACGCCGAAGGCGCCTGTTGCTGGGCAGCGCTCGGTCGAGATCACAAAGGATTTCTGCCGCGTAGCAAAGCCCGGCTATGACGTCAGGACAGCAACGCCGACGCAGCTGGCTTTCGACAGCGCAGGTCGGCCGCTTTCAGCGATCGGCGCTGACGACATCAACCTTCCTGCCGGCGTCTCGAGCTATAATCTCGGTTTCCCGGTGACAGCCAACATGCTCGCCGACGTGTTCCTTTATTCGGGCGAAGCGCTCACGTTCCCCATGAGCCGCCGCGGGACTTCGCTTGAATGCGAATACTGGTTCAGCGGGTCGAGCATCTTCTTCAACAACACGCAATCGTCCGCTGTCCGCTGCAGGTTTATCGTCTTTGCAAATGACAGGTCGCCGCTGACGACTGGCACGAACAAGGTGTTCCGACAGTTCAACGCCGGCGGCCAGAACGTCATGCAGCTTCTGCGTCCAGGGGCGGGGGCTAACCCGGCATTCCGCGATATTATGCTCGATAGCCGCTGGCCGTGCATCCAGATCCTCGCAGAGGGCTACAGGACGATAGCGTCACGTTCCAATGTGGAGCCGTCAAACCAGAACACAGGCCAGTCGTTCGAGGTCAACATCAACGCCGATGGGGTCTTCCCTGTCGTCAAATACATGACGGTTCACCAGCATCCGACTGTGGGCAAGCTTGTCAAGTTTGCGCAGACACTCATAACCCAGAACTACCGTGGGTCGCCGACGTACCACCAAGGCAACTCGAGCTACTGCGAGATCGAAGGCAACGTCGCGCGGTTCTGGACTTTCCGCGGCAATCCTCAGAGCGAGCAGTACACCGACTCCAGAGGCTGGGAATACGAATACCCCGTCGATCCCATCATCGGCATTCGCTACTACATCCTCGGCATCCCCCAGTAATTAGGGAAAACCCCATGACAACCGTCAATATCTCGCCTGAAGTAGCCCTTCAGGAAGAGCGAGCGATCTCCGCTGCGCTCAAGAACCGCGTTCTGATCCTGGCTCAGGCTCTGTCGGAAATGCGGGCCGTTCTCGACCAACGCGACACTGAGGTGACTGATCTCAGAGACCAGCTGGCGCGCGCCAACGAAGGGAATGACACCTGATGCCCCTACCAACTTCCTACAACACCGGCACCGCCACGGTGAACGCCAACGGCACGGCAGTCACCGGGCAGGGAACCACCTGGCTGACGTCAGGACTTCAGGCGGGTGACGCGTTCTGGGCCGCTGGCCTTTCGGTTCGCATCGCCTCGGTCAACAGCAACACGTCTCTGACGCTTGCCTACGCATGGCCGGGCGCAAGTCGGTCCGCTGACGTCTACGAGGTGCAGTTCGCCCCCGATGCCACGCGCGCACTGGCGGCAGCTCGCCAGGTGCTCGATGCACTCACCAACGGCAACATCTTCTCGATCGCGAACCTCGCGACCGCTGCGAATAAGCTTGCCTATTTCACGGGTGCTGGCGCGGCGGCGCTGACGGATCTCGTTGCGCACGGTCGGGCAATCCTTGGCCTGTCAGGTGGCGCCGGCAAGTTCATCCGATCGACGGGCGCCAATACAGCGGTGATGCAGGACATTGTCGGCACTGTCTCGCAAAGCGGCGGCATACCGACAGGGGCGATCGTCGAGCGTGGCAGCAATGCCAACGGCGAGTATGTTCGGTTCGCAGATGGAACGCAGATATGCACCTACAATGCGGTGTTCTCGATCACGACGACTGCGCTGGGATCTATCTTCCGTGACAATGCCAGCGTCGGGGCGTGGTCTTTCCCGGCTTCGTTTGCGACTGCACCTGCGGTGATGACATCTTCAAACAGTGCCGTCACCTGGACTGGCCTGGCATCGGCATCAGCAACGCAGCTCAACGCGGCCCCCGTTTTCTCGGCTACCGCTTTGTCTGGCAGCAGCGTTCGCATCTACTTCCAAGCGATCGGAAGGTGGTTCTGATGCGGATCTCGTTCTCACCTCAGCGCCGTGAAGGATCGCTCAAGGTCGTCAAGGACGGCGACAAGCTGCGAATCAACGGAGCGCTGTTTAGCTTCATATCCCTGCCTGACGGCGCTACCATCCCGTACGGGAACGTACCGTGCGAATGGATCGCCAGCCCGGTCGAACGGATCGATGGCGAGATCCACCTTACGCTGATCCTTCCTCATGGCAGCAACCCATCTCAGGCCGTTGCCTTTCCAGAACCCCTTACTGACCCGGATGACGGTGATCTTGCGATACCGAGCGACCCGGCCGAGGAGATGGACAATGTGGACACCTGATCCGAGCATGTTCGTGACCGCTGCGCAGAAGGCCGCCGAGGCGAAAGATGCGGGTCTGGCCGCCTACAAGGGTGCGTTCGATGCTCACCTCGACGAGGTCGCCGGCCAGCGTCAGTACGACAGCCGTTATACGATCACCGCCTACGCTATCAGCACCAACCCGGCGTGG